TTAATTAAACCGCACGAGCCACAATAAGGTTCAATGTGGTTGATGCCAAGTCTACAGTACCTGCTGTAGGGTTGTAAGTCACGATAGTAACTGTGTCAGCGGCTGAAACATAGGCTCTACGAACCAAACCTGCCTCAGAAACGCCAACAGACATACCGATAACCATGTCGCCCAATGCAACGCCTGGTACTGTAACTGTATCTGTAGCGGTTGCAGTCGTAAGAACTGATGCGCTATCAAGCGTACAAGAAACATCCCAAGTGTCTGTAAATAGACCACGGAACTGGTCATTTCCCCTGCGGGAAGTAACTGCTGTTGCTGCTGCCATAATTTATCTCCTTAATGTAAAAAACCCCCCACCCGAAGGCGAGGGGAAAGGTTGTTATCAAGAAGGAACAACCAAGGCAAACATGGAAGAAGACAAAGCCTCACCAGTTGTGGCGGCTGAACGAAGTGCGGCAACGCCATACAAAGTATCAGACGTAAACAAAGTAGCCAAGTAGTCTTGTTTGTACTGAGTTTGTGAACGGATGCCCACTTGCTCAACCAAAACCATAGCGTCCTTGTGACCCATCAAGCAGACACGAGCAATAGAAGTACCGCTTGTTGGGTAAGCGGCAGTTGCAGACGCATGGTCAGCATTGCTAGATGTGTACACGGGGATACCATACAGTTGACCGATTTCACCATTGCGGATTGCATTACCATTACCCACAAAAGCCTGTTCAGTGTAACGGGCAAGACCCATCAACGTATTGCGGCTTGAAGGAGGAATGATAAAGAAACGACCATCCATAGGAGTGTCATTGTCATCCAAACGCTGAATAGTACGACGAATAGCCGCATCGGTCAGAGCAGAAGCGTTACCAGTGTTGGTGTTTGCTGAGTAGTCGAAGGCTGTTGTACCATCGCCACCAACAAAACCACCTGTGTAACGTGCACTACCAGCAGTACCGCCATTGGCAGAACGACCCAACTGGATCAAGCTAGTGTCTACTTGACGAGCCAGAGCGTAACCAGCATCAGCAGTATAGAACTGACGAAGGCTATTCAAGGCTTGTGCTTCAACGATGTCCTCAATGAAACGTGAGTACTCGAAGTGCTTGTTAATGTTAACAGTAACTTCTGTCTCTGTATCTGCAATCAAAGTGACAGCAGTAGAGGCGGCTTTTGCAGAAGCTGAACCACGGGTAGGAGCTGGAATGTGAACTACATCACCCTTCTTACCCTTGAAGTTCATCTTCATTACGAGGTTAGCCAATACAAGGTTTTTCTTGTATGAGGCTACGATTTCATCTGACCAGATTTCTGGGATGAACGTTGCTGCGGTTGTTGTGGTTACCGCTGGTGTTGGATATGCCATAATTAAATCTCCTAAAGTTTAACGAACTCGACCTTCTTGGTATGCCGTCATAATTTCTTGACTTAGAGCATCATACCGATCTGGGTCTTGCATTTTCAGCCGAATAAGGTCTGCCCTTCGGTATACCTTCTTTGATGATTCACCAGAACCACCTACATCTACACCTACTGCTTTTAAGTTCTGTTTGCGAGTTACCTCACCTTCATCACTTACTTGCTTCTGTTTAACAGAACGTAGCTGTTTATAGGTCGATAGCAATTCATTGGCAGAGTCAAAATCATATCCCGCATCGGCTTGCTCAAAGATTTTAATGCGAACAGGGCTAGACTTCACCCAATTTGCAAAATCCTGATCTCTGGCGATTTCACCAAAGTCGGGATGTTCTTGCGCTAACCTCTGCTGAATTTGCGCCTTCTTCATCTCAAGAGTCGCCATGCGAGCCGCTTGGATGTCAGGGTGATTATCAACAGTCCTCTGAATTGCCTTCTGTGGATTCTCAAAGAAATCTACTTCAGGCTCTTCCTGTCTAGTCTGTTGCTTGGAACTAAGGTTCTGTTTGATGAGTTCATCGGCTAGCTTTCTGACCTCGCCTACTTCTTGTGCTTGCTTACCAATGAGCTTTTCAGCCTCTTGGTGCATCTTCACAATGTCGTCTAAACTTTTATCCCTGTATTTCTCAGGGAGTTCAGGCTTCTGCTCGATCTTCTGCTGTTCGATCTCTAACTCGCCCAACTCTTCTTTGTCGTCATCAATCAACATACTTCTTTCCTTTTTCCTGCCGTCAATCGGTTGTAGGAGATTCAACTCGGCATAATTGCTTATGAGTTGAGTTTCTGCTCGGCCTTTAATCTATCTAAGTGGCTTTTCTCGAACCTTCCATGCGCTGATGGAAACGTCCCAGACCATCCTTCTAGCTTAAAAGCTGGTGCAGATAGAATGCGATGAGTCTCCTCACCACACTCACAAGTAAGACTTGTTGTCTCATAATCAACAAATCTATCTGTCTTATGCCCGTTTATACAGGCAAATTCATACATTCTTCTCATTTAAGTCCTCAAATGCTCTTTCGCTGACTTGTTTCAAGTTTTTCAGCCAAATAAGTATAGATAACTCACCTTTTCTGAATTGTAGACTTTTTTCATCCGCAATTGTTGAAATATTATTCAAAGGTTCTATCATTTTGTCAACATCTTCCATCAATTCTATCCACCCTTGAGTGGACATCATTGAGAATCTCTCTTCGTAATAGCGTTGAAGTTCTGGATTCATTGTCTAGTCATCTGTTTTTCAACAATCTTGGCCTTGTTCTGAATATCTGCTTCTTTTAGCATCAATTCAGCAACCTTGACACGCTTATCAAACTCTCGTGAAGCCAAAGCGTCATCAGTAGGGAGGTTCTTAGTGTTAGCCGCCATGCTCTTTGCTTGCAACTCAATAGGCATCAATTGCGCCTCGGTTAACAACTTCTGAGCCTCTGCCTTATTCTGCTCTGCTTGTGTCGTTTGGACAGCAATCTGTGCTTGTGCCAGTTGCATAGCCAATTGTTGTTGCATTTGAGCCGCTTGTTGGGCTTGTGGATCAGCAACAGCCATCTTGTCGAGCATCTCAATCAACTCAAATCTGTTTGACAGAGAAGAATTAGCCATGATGCCCTTCAAAATGATAGGCAAAACAGGTGTATTAGGGCCAAGAGTCTGCAACAAAGCGATAAATTGTTGTTGCTCATGCTCTCTAGCAATGATACCAAGCGCTGCCGTAGGAATAAACTTCATGTCCACAGTAGGATAACGCTCGGGGTCAAACTGCATATAGCGATAGGCGGCTTTGGTGATGAAGGGGATCATAAAATCCTCTTGGAAGTTCACCAAGGTACGCTTGTATTTCTTGATAATCGAAGCAGTAGCCATCGAAATACCACCCTGACCCGCATCTCTAGATACCGCAGTAATCATTCCCTGAGAGTCAAGAGTGCCTGTTGCCATCAAAAGCATACGTTCAAACTCTTTGGCAGTTGTCAGGTTAGAACCATCAGTATTGCCGAACTTGAACGGGAACAGAATCTCATTTGGATTGCCGTTTGTCAGGATAGCCTTACCTGGCTTAACTTCAAACTTAGCACCACGGGGTAAACGAGTGGCATCCATAGCCATCATTGGGCTAGTAGTGAGGGCTAGTGAATCTAAGTGTGAACGAACTTGGGCATCTATGGCTTTTTGTGAGTTGTAAGCCTTTTCAACAGTACCACGACCCAATAAGCGATTAGGAACTGTATCGTCCTGATAAGCAAGGATTGGGCGGTCTTTCATCATGTATGGATTGGCTTCTGCTTTGAGAAGCGTTCCATCATTGGCAATCACGACAATTGCTTCGACCAAATCGGAATATTCATCTTGGATGGTGTCTTCAGGGAAGAAATCCTCTACTTCACCATCTTCGTTTTCCAACTGTTCTAGGTACTCACGGGGAACTAAACCATAGTAAGTAAGAAGTTTTACCTTGTCATCTTCGTACTGAGAGACTTCTTGGGTAGGCTCTAAGTCTGTGTCCATCGAGTCAGTACCGACCTTTACTTTGCGGTAGATGCCTTCTTCTTGACCTTTAACGATCTTGTGGATGGAGACATATTTCTCGATAGCCACACCCATACAGTCATCAATAGATGTGCCATTAGGGTCAAACAAGAAGTTACGGGGGTTAACAGGAACAATCTTGACTGCAATGCGGTCTTGTTCTACCACACCGATAGCGGCTTGTCCCATTTGACCAGGTATTGCCTGAGTAGAGGGGACAAAGACTTTCTCTGTTTTAACAACAATCTCACCGATGCCAGTTCCATAAATCTCAGCCAACAGCTCAATCTGGTCAATAGACTTGCGAATCTTGTCTACTTTGAAGTCTTCCATCAGTTGTGCTTTGATGGCAGCAACATCTAGGGGGCTACCATTGACATCACGAATATCGTCTTGAATGTCAAAGAACTCACCCTGACCAAAGATTGCTTCCATGATCTCGGCATGGCGTGTCTCTACGGCTTGTTGGGTAGCGGGGGTAACGATTCGGCTTCTCTCAGATTCACGGGTTTTGTCTTGGACATCCCACTCACCATTGAAGATACGCTCGTACTCTAGCCAATCATCAAGACAGTTAACATCTCTCCAATCCCTCCAACGATCACAATGGTTAACAACAAAGTTAACTATTTCCTTATCGGACTCGGTTGGTTCTTGATATTCCATGATTGTCCTTTACCTACCTTGAGCAGCGGGTTGTTGATTTTGTACTCTTTGAGCTTGGTCTAATAGAAGCATTAGAGATGTTGCGATTGTAGGATCAATATGCTCTGGCGCAAATCTTTGTGATCCAGTATTTTCAAATGCCGCATTTTGCAACCCAAACGCCAATCCTTCGGTGCTTGTTGAACGATAACCTTCGCCTTGTTTAGCATATTCAGGTGCTACACTTTTTAACCAGTTTGCAATCTCAGGTTTACTAGAACCAATAATCTTTTGAAAATTATCCATAAATTGTTTTTCTAGTTCGTTCTTATCTTTTTTTGCCTTAACTTCGTAATATTGCTTTATCAATTGTCTTTCAGCTGCATGAGTCATTTCATGGGTAACTGTAGGCACAACTGTACTTGGGTCTTGATACTCAGAAAACCTGTTTACCTTTAAAATACCTCTATCTGGTACTTTTCCAGAACTAAAAAGACCTGGCGTTACAAAAGAGCCTAAAGTGTTGTCTCCCAGAAACTCTCTTTCCATTTGAGGCATTGATCTACGGCTCATCAAGTAATTTGCAAGCGTCTGATACTCTGGGTTATCAGAAGCCTTTTGCAAAATCTTTGTTAAAGCCGCATCCATCCTTATACCCCTGAAATAATATCTACTGGTTCCCACTCCTCGGAGTCATCTTCTTCCATATACGAAGTGACAGCAAGTTGGTCAATGTAACTAAGGGAGTCAGGCAAGTCATCGTGAACCCCTTGTGCAGGGAACAGGATTAACTGGTCTACGAACTCATCCCAATCTTCTTCCGAATTTAACACAATTCTGCCATGCTCGAACCTACCTTGTAAAGCCCAGATGATTCTGTCCGCTTTTTTTCTATTCCCATGAGTCAAATCTACGATGTGGGCATAGGTGTTGTTTTTTCGCATAAGGTCGCTTAGATAGGGCAAAACAGCGTTCTTTAGCGCCCCCCTCTCTATCCCCACACTTAAAGGTCGGTAGTCCCGAATGGCTATCAGAATCTTGGAGGCGGTTTCTCGGATGTCCCATCTTCCATGTTCAATCTTCTCAACAAACCACTTCCCATCGTCTGTTACCTTTACTATCGAGATAGCAGACTCGTCCAGACGTTTCTTAGAATTAGCCGCTTGTTTGGCAACTTCCTCGAATCCCGCTAAGTCAACAGCGATGTAATAGCTTCCATGTTCAGGCTTTACCCCGTATTTGATCCATTCTTCCTTGAAGATATCAGAGCCAGCATTGGTAAAACTCGCCATGTACTCTTGTTTAAAAGCAAAGGTACTCAGGGTCTTCTTGGCACTTTCTATCTCTTTTGCGTCAATTAAAGGGTTATCAGCAGTGGTGAAGTGCCAACTCTTCCAATCAGGATCATCCTCTGACTCGCCTAGTTTGAAGGTATCGTAAAACCAGTTCCTGCCCTTCGGAGTACCGATGAACAATGCTCTCCCCCGTTTATCAGACAAACTGGCTCTGATGACCTGCTCCCATGCTTCAGGCTTGATGTCGGCAACCTCGTCTAGTACGGCATAGGTCAATGAGACTCCACGAAGGGTATCGGGTCTATCCGCACCCCTAACATATATCCTAGCCCCGTTTATCAGGGTAATGTCTAAGTTGTTCACATGGGATGACTGAATAACCTCTCTGCCAAGGTCTAGCAATAAGTCCCAGACGATTTGACGGGACTGCCCCATAGTAGGAGACACATACAAAACTGCCGAACCAGGAGGACACTTCAAACCTTCGATTAACAGGGTTACAGCAGCCATCCTACTCTTACCGCAACGCCTACCAGCAGCCACAACCTTGAACCTCGTTTTGTCGGCAAAAACTTCTTGTTGCCACGGCAGTAAGGAGAAATTAAGGTCAGCCATACTTTGCCTCTACATCTTGGGGTTGCTCATCAATTATGGTCGGTTCAGCACCAATCCCTGTTATGTTAATGGTGACTGCTGACCTCTGACTCTTGTCCTTCTCAAACAAAGAAACAGGGAGAGTCCTATCTAAACACATCTTAAGGGCTACTAATTGATGGGGATGCTCATCATTAAGCGCTATCTCTATCACCTTCTGAGCCACATCCTTACCTCCACTCCTAATCATCAACTCCTTAAGCTCCTTGAGCCTTTGGTGGTCTGTCTTAGGCAGAATAGCAGGTGGGTTGTCAGCAAACCTCTGTATGGTCATCTTTACTGAACCCTTTGGTCTACCACGACCTCTCTTTAATGTTTCCACTTTTTTCCCTTTCTAGGAAGTGATGACTTAGTTTATTCGTTTTAGCTTTTTCGGTATAGGGGATGTACCACAAATATCTACCAACCCAACCTACCCCCTCCCCCCCCATACAACACCTAGGGTTTCTACCTAAGGGTTTCTACCTACTCGTTTACCCTAATAGGGTTTACCCTTACTACGTTATGTTAAGTTGTTATGTTAAGTGAGAGAGTAGGCGATGC